TTGTTCCACGACGCCATGGACCGTATCTACACCGCCAAGGGAAAGTACGACCTTGACCAGGAGAAATTGATTGCTGAGAAGGCGTGCGAGAAGTCGAGCGAGTCGCCTGGGCTGACGCCCGAGGAGTCGGACAAGATATGGGTGCAGTCGTCCATCGTCTTCGGGATGATAAGCGGGTACGTGAAGCAATGGCTCCCGCAGGACCTGAAGAACTGGGACGTCCTTGAGGCCGAGTCCGCCTTCGACATTCCTATTAAGCTTCCTGACGGCACCGTGTTCCAGTACCGCGGCAAGACCGACTTGATCGTCCGGCACAAGAAGACCAAGAAGGTGAAGCTCGTCGAGCACAAGACCACGTCGCGCCTCGACGCCGGCTACGTCTCGAAGCTCCCGCTCGACAACCAGATCATCGGATACGTGTGGGCCAAGAACAAGGAGAAGCTCGGGATCACCGAGGTGGTCTACAACGTCGTGAAGAAGCCGGGCATCCGCCTGAAGCAGAACGAGTCCCTAGAGCAGTTCCGCAAGCGCCTCGTCGAGGAGTACCTCATCAACACCTCCAACTACTTCTACAGGGAGACCCTGACATTCGACCCCCGCGACATCGACCGCTTCTACGAGGAGCTCACCAGGTTCCTGGGCGAGGTCGACCGGTGCGAGAAGGAGCAGTACTACTACCAGAACACCACGCAGTGCACGGCGATGGGAGTCTGCCCCTTCATGAAGCTGTGTCTCGACGGGATAAACGACGACACCCTCGGGCTGTACCGCATCAAGGACCGCGCCCACGAGGAGCTCCCGGCAGAGGAGGCCGACTGATGTGCGTCTGCAACCCGCTGTCGAGGACGCCGTGGTGCGGCAAGCCGGGCTGCGAGATGCCCAAGCAAAGCTTCGCGCGGTCGCGTCCATCCGTAGGTTCCTGGCTGATGCAGCTCGCCGGGACGGTGGCGCTCCGCTCCGCGTGCGTGAAGAGGGCGGTCGGCGCGGTCCTAGCGAAGGACGGCCGCGTCCTGTCCGTCGGGTACAACGGGACCCCGCGGGGATGGAAGAACTGCGACGAAGGTGGGTGCCCGCGGTGCGCCGAGGGCGCGGCGGCCGGCGATGACTACGCGAGGTGCCTGTGCTGCCACGCCGAGGAGAACGCGATCGTGCAGGCGGCCAGGCACGGGACGGCCGTCGAGGGCGCCACGCTCTACACCCTGCTGTCCCCGTGCGTCCCGTGCGCGCGGAAGATAGTGAACGCGGGGATCGACACGGTCGTGTACGAGGAGTTGTGGCCGGAGGGCGGGACCGCGATAGAGGTGCTGGAGACCTGCGGCGTGGAGTGCATAAAATTGTCAGAGGGGGAAGAACATGAGTAAGACGACAGAGACATCGGATTTCGAGCTGCCCAAGGACCAGACGATGGAAGGCGCCGTGATGCAGGAGATGATATGGATTGTCTACGGGCCTCCGGGCATAGGCAAGTCGTCGTTCGTGGCGCAGTGCGAGAACGTCCTCTTCTTGTCCACGGACCCAGGTCTGCGGTTCATCAAGGCCTTCAAGCAGACCATCAACGACTGGCTGCACTTCAAGAAAATTGTTAAGTATCTAATCCTCAACAAACCAAAGCGCTACACGGCGATCGCCATCGACACGATCGACCCGCTGTACCTCATGTGTAGGAAGTATATCCTTGATAAGCGCGGCATCGAGCACCAGTCCGACGAACCCTACGGCAAGGCGTACGACCTGGTCACGACCGAGTTCAATCTGGAGATCAATAAACTGACGAAGCTGCCTTATGGTTTATTCTTCCTGGACCACTCGAAGTCGACCGAAGAGAAGGGCCGCGCGATCAGGACCTCGAAGATAATCCCAGCCATGCACTCCCAGGCGTACAAGGTGCTGTTCCCCATGGCCGACATCATGGCCTACCTTGGGTTCGGCGACGAGGCTGCCGACTCAGGAGAGTTAGAACGGCGCATGCAGTTCCAGCCCACGAGCACAGTCGAAGCCAAGGACCGAACAAAGGGAGGCCTGCCGGAGTCTCTTGTCATTCCAGAGGAAGGCGGCTTCCAACTCGTCGAGCGCTTCCTGCTCGGCAAAGCTAGCAGTAACAAAAAATCCAGTAGTAAAAAAATAATTCTCAAACGAAAGTAAAGGGCGGACCTCACCGTGCAGGGGATTATCCTGTGCACAGGCCTGGGCTGTCTTTATCTAAAAAACACGAGGAGGCAACGAATGGCTGTAAACGCGAAAGAAAAAGCAATGCTTCAGAAGATGTGGGAGGATGCGGACTCTGCCGGCGGCGGCGAGTTGCCCGACGGGACCTACCAGTTCAAGGTTCTTAAGAAGGGCAAAGACGGCCGGGTGACCGGCTTCAAGATGTCCGACAAAGGGAAGCCGACGTTCAAGACCCAGCTTAAGTGCGTGGGCGGGGCCGAGGAGTTCATCGGTACCGAGATCGAGATCAACGACAACCTCGAGACGTCCGAGAACATGGGGTGGTTCAAGAAGAAGCTGAGCCGCATGAACATCTCCCTGCCTGAGGACATCTCCGACATCACCGACGGCGAAGTGGCCGACCAGATGATCGGCAAGACGTTCGAGGGTCAGGTCAAAACGAAGAACGACTTCCTTAACGTGTACGTCAATCGCCTGATCGGCGAGAGCGAAGAGGGCGAAGAGTCGGACGACGAGAAGGACGACAAGGAAGAAAAGGAAGACAAAGAATCTGACTCCGAGATCGAGGAAGGCTCCCAAGTTAAGTGGGGCGACAAGACTGGAGAAGTCATCGAGTTGATGGACGACGGCAAGGCGCGCGTGAAGACCGAAGAAGGCGACAAGTACCGCGTCGACATCTCCAAGCTAGAGCTCGTCAAAGAAGAAGATGAAGAGGAAGACGACGAGGAAGAGGACGAAGAGGAAGCTGAAGAGAAGGATGAAAAGGAAGACAAGGAAGACGACGAAGATGAGGAAGAGGACGATGACGACACCGAGTTCGTTGTCCCAGAACCCGACGACGTTGCTGACCTACCCGCATCCAAAGTCAAGGCTGCCCTCAAAGAGCTAGGCTTCGACGCGACGAAGTTGAAGAACCCCCGCGCCGTCCTCCGCTCGTTCTGTGCGCTGGCGCATGACGCGAAGGCGAAGCTGGAGATGAGCGAGATCAGTCCTCTTGCCGAGGCCCTGAAGGTTGAAATGAAGAAGGGTGACGGTATCAAGGACGTGCTGAAGCTGTTGGCCAAGGCCGTGCAGAAACGGTTGGGCTAAGAGAGAATATGAGAATCCCCCGTGGCGGTGTGGGCTCGTGAGGTCTGACACCCCACGGGGACCTCTCTTTTATGGACTCTAGAGTCAAGAAGATAACCGAGGCGATGGACGTCAAGGAGTTCTACCAGGAACTCTTCGAGGGCTGGAATGGCAAGGACAACCTGCCGTGCCCGTTCCCGGAGAAGCATGGTAAGGGCGAGGACAGCCATCCCTCTATGAAGGTGTTCTTGGACACAGGTGGCGCGTACTGCCACGGCTGTGGGTACAAGTGCACCTCACCGATTTCGTTCTGGGTGGACTTCAAGAAGGTCCCGTTCAACAAGGCGGTGCGGCAGCTCTGGAGTAGATTTGTAGAGCCGTTGGTTCCTCCTGAGGCGTACCGCAAGCCGGCCGAGGCGCTGCTCGCCAACCACCTTGTGCTGTCAAGGCTGGAGAAGATCAGGGGTATAACACGGGACACCGCCCGCAGGTTCAGGCTGGGCTACGATGGCAAGCGCCTGACCATCCCGATATTCAACAAGGAGGGCTGGTGTGTCAACATTAGACGCTACGATCTGTTCAAAGATGGCGGTCCGAAGATGGTATCCTGGCGGGAGGGATACGGGTCGGCACGTCTGTATCCGATTGAAAGTGTTAGGGGCAACAAGGTGTTTGTGGTGGAGGGAGAGCTGGATGCTATACTGGCCTGCCAATATGGTATCTCTGCGGTCACTCCGGCCGGAGGAGCTCTCACTTGGAAACCGGAATGGTCTAGCCAGTTTAAGGGCAAGGATGTCTATGTCATCCCCGACAATGATGCAGCTGGACTTAAGGGGGCTCAGGCTAGACAAAAGCTCATCGCCAAATATGCCAAGACTTGCGCGATCGTGCCCCTACCACTCAAAGAAGAGAAGGAAGACCTGACCGACTGGTTCATGCGGTACGGCGGGACCACCGAGAAGCTGCGCGACCTCATCGGCTCGGCGTCGAGATCAGACCTCCTGAACAAGACCGTGCCCTTGAACGGGTCGGGCGCCGGCCTCGTGGCGATGGAGGTCTCGAAGTCGGAGGAGGCGCTCGTCGAGAGGGCCGGCGCCGTGTGGGACCACCTCGTGCACAAGGGCGCGTTCTTCAAGAGCGTCGGCAGCGAGCTCTTCTACGTCCGCGAGGGGTACCAGGCCGTGAAGGTCAGCGCCGAGCTCGGCCCGTTCACCTCCTACCTGTCGAAGGTCTCGCCCCTCATCAACCAGGCCACCACCACCGGGAAGTTCATCATGCAGCACGTCAAGAACAACGCCTTCGACCAGAGCGAGTTCTCGAAGACGGGCGTGTGGACCATGTACGACAACGGGCACCTCTACGTCCACGCCGGCACGGACAAGCTCCTGAAGATAGGCGACGGCCCGGCGATCCACATAAAGAACGCGATCAACAAGGAGAAGATACTGCTGGACCTCCCCACCCCTGCCATGGCTGTGCCCGTGCTCCCAACATCGAAGCCTGCGGCTGGGCTGCAGCATCTGGAGAATTTATTTATGCAGAACCTGGCCATGTCCGACGAGGACCGGTACCTCATGGTCTGTTGGCTAGTGGGTGGGTTCTTCCGGGACTACATACGGCCGAAGCCGATAGTGAGGCTGCTCGCTAAGACCGCGTATGGGAAGTCCACGGCGTCGAAGCTCGTCAGTCTGCTGGTCTATGGCGAGGAGCTTCTCAGCCACTCGGCTTCGACAGTCGCGGCCACGTACGAGATGGCAAGCCGCTACCCCGTCCTCCTCCTAGACAACATCGAGACACATAACATGACGGCCCCCCTTATTGATTTCCTTTTGATCGCAGCGACGGGCGGGATGAAGGCGAAGCGCCAGGTCTCGGTCGACCGCGGCGTCATCATGGAGCACACGAACTGCCTGGTGCTTACCAACGGCATCGAGCCCTTCGTCAGGCACGAGCTGATCGACAGGACAATGGAGATCGGTCTAGACATCCAAGCGTATGGCCGCGCCAACTTTCACGAGGCCAAGGTGTTCGGCCAGCTGAAGCAGCACCGCAACGAGATCATGTCCTCTCTCCTGTTCCTGGTGTCCAAGTACATACTGCCGAGGGTCCGGTCAGGAGAGGTTCACAGGATCATGCGGGAGTTCCACGCGCACGGCAAAGAGCGGTTCAACGAGTACCTCGCCCTCATGTGCATCATCCTCGACGCCTTCTGGGGGTACATGCCCCTGAAGCTCTACCGCCGGCCGCACGACCTGGTCAACTTTTGGCTGGAGAGCCAGACGAAGGCGAAGCAGCAGCAGGACGAGGGGACCGACGACGTGCTCTACTTCATCAGCACGCTACACGACCGGCACGGCTCACTGCTCGGCTCGTCCCTCAAGTTTGAGAAGGTGGGCAGCAAAATAGAGTTGAAGTGCACGACGCGGGAACTCCTCACGGACTTCAGGCTCCTCGCCAAGATGATCGGCGCGAAGTGCCCGTGGTCCAACGAACGGCAGCTAGGCACCCGGCTGTTCGACTCGGAGGAGACGCTGAACAAGGCCGGGTGGAAAAGGATCAAGTACCACAAGCATGGTCGGATGATGTACAAGTTCGTCAAGGAGGCTGGGCGATGAGAAAACGCGACTTCGTGTTTCAAGGGGTTGTTTTCGTTCTGACGGTCATGGCGTTCATCCCCTTGATACCGTACTTCATGTGGCAAAACTGGAGGGAAACTCATGGAAAAAAGACAGAAGGAATTTTACCTGGAAGCATTGGGGACCGCCCTTAAGCTAGCGGGTGGTCAGCGGGATCAGGACTATAACAAGGGCGGGATAGACCTCCGCGACTACTGGGAAGTGAACGGCATTCGCGGCGCGCTGCAGATGGTTGACATGAAGGTAAAGCGCGCACTGTCGCAGGTCGGATCATGGTCCGTCGACAAGCAGGGCAGACCCGAGAAGCCGTCGAAGGAACAGGTGGCGGCGATCCTCGAGTCAATGGCGGACGCGATCAACTACGCCGCGTTCACCTTCGGGGAGGCTGCTGCGCTCTATGAGGACGACGAGGACGGCCACGTGGAGTTAGCGGAGGGCGAGTGGCTAGCCAAAGCCATCAAGTCATACGACCCGGCCAAGGAGAAGCCAGATGCCAAACAAGACTGAGTTCGACACCTATTATTCATTTCTCCTGAAGCGCGTCATGCAGGCGAAGCCCGAGCACAACCGGCGGACGGGCAAGATGGTCCGCGCGGTGGACGGCGCCTTCTTCCGCCTCGGCTCATTCCCCATCCTCAACCTCCGGAACATCAACCCGATGTGGACGGCGGCCGAGGTGGTCTGGTTCATGGGCGGGAAGTCGGACGTGAAGTTCATGCAGGACCTGGGCTTCAAGAACTGGGACCCGTTCGCCAACAAGGACGGCCTCGTCGAGTCCGCGACCGGGTACCGGTGGCGCCACAGGTTCGGCCGCCTCGACCAGCTCATGGCCGTCATCGACAAGCTCGACGCCGACCCGAGCAGCCGGCAGGCGGTCCTCCTGTCGTGGAACCCGAACGACGACCTGCTGAAGCCGGGCCCCAACGCGCCGTGCGTGATGCTCTGGCACGTCCACATAATCGACGGGCACCTCCACATGTCCGTCATCCAGCGGTCGGCCGACCTGTACTTCGGCCTGCCACACGACATACTCGGCGCGCGCCTCATCCAGGAGCTGATAGCGGCGGGCCTCGACGTCGTGCCCGGCAACCTGTCGTACCAGGTGTCCAACGCCCACCTGTACGAGGACCAGTGGACGGCGGCAGAAGAGATGATAACGAGGGAGGAGTTATGCGGAGAAAAGGCGATGTACCCGGCAAATCTGGGTTTAACGAAAGACGTCACGGTCCAGGCACTCGAAGGAGACCAGTGGGCGGCGAACGCGATCTTCCAAAAGATGATGGCGTTCTACAGCCCGTTTCCACCGATACGCGGCCCAAAGCTCGTCAAGTAAAAGGCGAGCGCGCGACCGTCATCATGGTCGCCTGCTGCACCCTTAACGGGAGCATCGCGCGCAGCGACGGCGGGGCGCCCAACCAGGAGAAGTACGGGGGGTGGACCAGCGCCGAGGACAAGGAAGAGTTTTGGCGCGAGGTCCGGCAGGCGGACATCGTGCTGGGCGGGCGGAACGCGCTTAATGAGATGCCCAGGGTCCGCAAGCCCGTGGCGCTGCTGACCAGGCAGAAGAGTCTCGAGCTGACGTCGAGGGCAGCCGACGACGTGGCTTGGACTGTAGAGCCGCACCAGAGCGACGTCCGCCTGTTCCTAGACTACCGCAGGGGCAAGCGTATCGTGGTGTGCGGTGGGGCAACCACGTACGACTTCATGCTTCGCTGGAACTTCGTGGACAGGCTGGTGCTAGTCGTTGAACCCCTAATAATGAAGGCAGGCATACGGTTGACCAGCGCACCAATCTTTAACGGCGGCCAGGAGGATAATAAATTCATTCTCCAGCGGCACAAGGTTCTCAACTCGAGGGGCACGCTGCGGCTGGACTACACGCGCGTGAACGAGTGGACACTGTAGACAAGGCGACTAGAAGCCGGATCATGTCGGCGATCCGCGGAAAGAATACCATGCCCGAGAGACTGTTGGCGGCCGCGCTGAAGAAGAGGGGAATGATCTACACGCAGTGGGCGGAGTTACCGGGTAAGCCTGACTTTTACTTTCCAGATTTGAAGTTGATAGTTGACGTGTTCGGGGACTACTGGCACGGCTGCCCTAGGCACTACGCCGAGCCGAAGTCCAACGTTAGGTTCTGGCGTGACAAGGTGACGAATAACAAGAAGCGGGATAGGCGCGTGCTGCGGAGCCTGAAGACGATGGGCTTCACGGTCATGCGCTTCTGGGAATGTCAGGTCCGCAAGGACCCAGACGGGTGCGCGACGAAGGTGTACGACGCGGCGATCAAGCAACGGGGGGAACTGTATGGAACCGAGTGAAGGGCCTGAGGTTGACTGTGTAAAATGTAACGACTGCTCCGGATCCGGCTGGCGAGACTTCGACACGTGCGTGACGTGCAAGGGGTTTGGGATGGTCTACAAGGAATACCATAGTGTCAAAGTTACCAATCATTGCGGGTAAGAGAGTAGCCTTCGACTTCGAGACCACCGGGCTAGACCCCTGGAAGGGGGCCGAGATCTTCCTCGGTGGCATAGAAGACGAGGCAGGACACGTTCTCCTGGCCGAGCCCAAGACGCGCGAGTGGGCGTTGATGGAGAAGGTCCTCGCCGACCCGAAGGTCGAGAAGATGGGGTGGAACGTGAAGTTCGACCTCAAGATGGGGAAGGAGGGCGCGCTCCCCATCGACGGCACCGTCCACGACGGCATGCTGATGACCTACATGAACAACGAGTACGAGCCCAACCTGAAGCTCAAGGACTGCGCGGCGCGCCACCTCGGGATCCCCGCCGACGAGGAGAAGGAGGTCAAGCGCATCCTCTCCGGCCTCCGGCGCCGTGGCAAGAAGGACGCCAACTACTCCGACGTCCCGCGCGGGATCATGAGGAAGTACCTCGAGAAGGACCTCGACATCACGCTCAAGATGATATGGAAAATGGAGCCGGTCATGCGCGGCGGCCAAAAGCGGGTCTACGAGATCGAGCGCGCCGTCATCCCGAACACGGTGGAGATCGAGCGCTGGGGAATCCACATAGACAAGGACTACTGCAAGAAGGCGATTGTCGGGAATAAAATCAGGATCGCGGAGCTTCAGGAGAGTTTGTACGATCAAGTGGGCTGCAAGTTCAACCCGAACTCACCTCAGCAGTTGGAGACGGCGCTGTTCAGCCTGGGTCTTGACACGGGGCAGAAGACCAAGACCGGCCTGATGGCCACCGGTACCGAGTACATGCAGGCTCTGAAGGATCACAAATTTGTCAAGACACTGAACGAGTTACGGTCGTTGAATAAAATCACAGGCACGTACTTCGAGGCGTTCTTAGAACATCAAGTGGATGAAATCATTCATCCTAATTTCTGGCCCTTTGGGAGCGATGAACATGGAATCAAAACAGGACGATTCAGCAGCTCTGACCCAAATTTTCAAAACATACCGGGAGGAGGTCGCGGCGGCAATGTCGAGATGCTTAGAGACCCAGGTCTTGTCCGACGAGCAGTCACGCCTAGACCAGGCTATGTCTTCCTCTTTTCGGATTACAAACAGATTGAGTTTATTTTATTTGCCTGCGCCGCTGGAGCCGATCGACTGCTTGCCGAAGTCCGTAGAGGAGTGGACTTCCACATGGCCGCGGGTAAATATATTTTTGGAAAAAATTGCTTCGACGGACTCGACGAAAAAGCCATAAAAAAATTAAGGTTCCAATCTAAAGAACTTAACTTCAGCTTGATCTTTGGAATGGGCACTAAGAGGTACGCGCAGCGCGCGGGGCTTTCACTGCGAGACGCGCAGCACCGCAAGAACAAATACTTCATGGAGATACCCGAGGCGCGGGACTTCATGCTGCAGTCACAGGGCGACCTGCTCAGAGACGGCTACGTGCAGGACCAGTTCGGACGGCGCTACCACGTGCCGCGCGAGCTGTGCTACAAGGCGGCCAACGTCCTCTGCCAGGGGCCGGCCGCCCTCGTCATGAAGCGAGGCATCAACAGGGTGTTCAAGAATCTGTCGGGTCTGGACGCGCACCCGTTCCTTACGGTGCACGACGAAATGGGAGTCGAGGTCAGGAGGGATCAAGTATGGAAAGCAAAGGAAGCGTTGGTGGAGGGGATGGAGGACAGGGAGAACTTCCCGGTACCGATAACCACGGAGGTGTCGGTGGCGGAGACAAGCTGGGCGGAGAAGGAACCGTGGGACAAGGTAAAGGACAGGTGGACGCGCGCCAGAAAATCAGTATTGGTGGCGGCCTAGAGCGCGATTTCGTCCAGACATTTAATCTCCTGATGCAGGTGGCGTACGACATCAACGAGAGCCACGGGTGGCACGACCCTATGCCGACGGACGGCGAGTGCGTTGCGCTGGTCCACAGCGAGGCCAGCGAGATACTCGAGTGGCTTAGGCACGGCAACCCCAAGGACGACAAGATCCCAGAGTTCTCCGGCGCGGAGGCCGAGGGCGCTGACGTTGTTATTCGTTTGATGAGTTGGTACAAGAGGAAGGGCTGGAACCTACCAGGAGCAATTATTGCGAAGCTTATGTTTAATTCCCGGCGGCCTTATCGGCACGGGGGGAAGGCACTCTGATGGCGATGAAACCTTGCCCGCACTGTGCGCACATGATCCACGACGAGTCCCGTATCTGCGTGCACTGCCGTCGGTCGGTCCTTCCAAAGGTGTCCAAGATCAGACCTCCCATGATCTGCGACAAGTGCGGGGACATAGGGGAAACCGGCCATTTGTTCATGGCTCACTACTGGGTGCATGTCCTGGTTGGATTGTTGGCCATGTTCCTCGGTTTGTTCTTACTGGCCGCTTATTTGCTCAGAGCCGGCGTGTAGGTCATCCGTAGGAGAGACGGCGCAGCGTCTGGCTGGCCTTGGGTAGCTAAAACGTGGTAGGATCAGTCTGATGGGTTTAAGGGGCTTAAAACGCGATCCTACGCTTCGATCGGTATGGGCCGAAGGACCCCTTTCAGGTCCTGCAGGTCAATCCAGAGAGGTGGGTCGCTCGCCATCCCGATCCGCTCCCCGCACTGCACCCTCTGCCCGGGCATGACCATAGGCGTCTCGACGAGCCTCGCGTATCTGATCGTCCAGCTGTCGAAGCCCGGGAGCATGATTATCTGGAGGACGTAAAAACCCACGCCCACCTTCTCGCTGTTCCTCGCCCTGATAATCATGCCGTCGGCCATCGCCAGCACAGGCTCTCCAGGGGAGGTGTCGACTACCACCCCCGCCTGGCCGAGATCGTGCAGGATACTACTTTTCGTGGGGCGGGCAAACACGTAGCTTACACTCGTCACAAAGTACGTTCGCCGACTTCTTGCCCTTTACAAGCGGCAGGAATACGGGACGTTCTAGTGATGCCTCGCAGGTACCGCAGGAGAAAATATCCCCGACAACTTGGATGTCCCACTTCTCCCACTGCCTGCTGTCGCATTCCCTGTTCGGGCATTGTGCCCATGTTACCTTGATCGTAACCGATCTGGGCTTGTTGTTCTTCGCCATACCCGAACCCCCCTCACTTTTATTTCCCCTTAACGGCTGCGCCGCCGGCGCTCGCCTCGGCGTCGGTGCCTTCGGCTCGCTTCACAGCTTCAGACGGGCGCATGTTGGCCATGTCTCGAGCGGCTGCGATCGCGTGCGTTAAGACAACTGAGGTGCCCGCCAAGACGCCGGTGGTGACGCCCCCGGTCTGCATGTCGATGAGGGCGTTGTTGGTCATCGTGACGAGGCCCATGATGAACTCGCTGGAGGACTTGAACGGCGAGACGCCGTCGCTCTGTGACTTTGCCAGCCCGCGCGTGTAGTTGTATAGTGCGCCGAGGATGGCGTTGACGATGATGGCGGTCTGCGGCGTGACGAACCCGTTGAGAGAGCCGACGAGCGCGAGGACGTTACCAATCAGCGTCGCCCAGAACCCGGCGTCTTTCCAGCGACTCTTGATGCTTATCAAATTCTCCGCGATAGAGCGGCCCTTCCACATCAGCTTAATCTTTTCCCAGATATTCATCACAATCCTCCTTTAGTTTATGCGTCTACTACGGCCGTGAGCCGGCGCCACATGGCGAAGTGCGTGGACTTCTCGTAGTCTGCTCTCGGCGTCAGTACGACTCCGAAATCTTTACCCTTTGCTTCTAGGACCGTGTCTCCGATCCATACGCCTACGTGGTGAATCGATTTGGTCTCCGGCACCCACTTGAATCCCAGGTCGCCTATCTTGATGTCGCCTTGCACCGGGTTGGAGACCTTGAACTGATTATACGAACCGTCGGGAACTATTATTCCTACTTGTGCGAAAAGCCATTCGACCAGTTCAGAGCAGTCGATGGCCTTGATATTGGCGGGGTCGGTCTCCTTCAGGTTGACCTCCTCCCCGAACCTGTACGGCTTACCAACCAACTGCTTTCCCAGGTTGATGAACGTCGCCCAGTGGACCTCCGAGTGCTTTATCATTCTCTTCTCCTTCATCACGCTGGCTTCTCCGCCGGTCCTTGAGAACCGGACACTTATCGAAATTCTCGGTCGCCGGGACCATGCACACAGGACAGAGGAAATCAATTCCGAAAGGCTCACTCCACGTGACCTGCATCGTCGCCCCGTCGTTCGGGCACAGCTTTATCGGCATTGTCATTCGCGCCCTCCTCCACCGGCGGCTTTGCCGGGGCTGGGACTACGCGGTAACGGACCTTAGTGACGCGCTTCCGTGGCCGCTTTGCTCGCTCCATCATCTGGTGCAGCTCGTCTGGAGGCTTTTGCTGCGACTTCAAAAACGCTGAAATTTTGTCCCATCCTAAAATCAAGGACCCTGCGAGCGAGACTAAGGCAATGAAAATGGGCGTTAAGTACTTCCACCGACGCTCCTTGCCCATTTCCCCGGACTTTAACTCCTGAACGTCGTGCACCAGGCCATGCTTCCCCGTCGAGTCCTGGAACACTACTGCATTTAACTTGGTGAGCTGTCCATCGTGCTTTGAATACTCGGCCACCAACCCAGGCTCGCCCTTCTCGCCGCGCAGTGTATGCTGGTGCTCTTGCACAGTTCGTTTCAGGTTTTTTAATTGCTCCTGAAGAACATTGATAGCGGTTGTTTGCCACCCGCGATCGCGATCTACTTCCTTGCGCCACTCGCGATCCTCGTCCCGCTTGTATAAGGATGGGTCATCAGAGGCCACGAAATTTTGGGTCGGGAGGAGCCAGGCCTTCGGTGTCCTCGATTGGTTTATCTGCCGGCACCCTAGTAAGCGTGACCTTCTCGTCGAGCTCCACCTGCTTAAGCCCGCGCAGCTCGTTGTGCTTGTTAACGATCTTGACCTGGTAGTCGACCGGTACGGTTAGGATGTCCCCGTCCTTCATCTGGATGACGATGGCCGAATCCTTCAAGTTGATACCCTTGACGGTGCCCGTTAGCCTGGTCCACTCCACGCACTGTGCGCAAACAACGGCGGCGAGCAACCAGGAGAATAAATTTTTCATGACTTGCCTCCCTCGAGTAGATCCTTTTCTTTAGTAGGTACCAGCACCTGTATCGTTCCTGCCTCGATCCCCTGCCTGATGTTCTGCCCGGCCACCGCCACCGCCCGGCCGAGGTTGTCGATGTTCGTTTTCAGCCCGCCCACTTCGTTGGCCACCTTGTCCACCGCCGCCGACGTCTGTCGGCTCATCTGCGAGTTTTCCAGCGTCGTCACCGGGAGCCACGCCACCGCGCAGTCGAAGAAGTCAAAGTCCTTCGTGGTCTGCGGGTCCTTGCCGACCACGTGCGTCCACCACCGGCACTTCACCTTCACGCCGTGTATCGGCCCGTCTGGGAAATCGGAGCGCACACCGTCCACGCACAGTTGTCCGTTGAGCGGGCAGGCGCATGTTACCTTCTTGGCTTCGTCGTTCATGTCCTTAGTCCTTTGTGCAGTGTATGACGTCCGCGTACGCCAGACTCACGTCTGAGAGCGCCGAGCCCGTCGTGCCGCCGTGGTTGTGAGACCCCGCCGCGGCCGTGTCCGTCTCCTGCGGCGCGAGGGTCGTTGTCAAAAGCTGTTGGGCACTGAACGGGGAGCTGACCGCCACCTGACGCCCCATCTGGCCGCCGGCCGTGCGCGACCTGACCTGGAAGCCCGTGTTCGGGTTCACGCTCTGGCTGCCCGTGTCGAAGGGGTGCGTGTGGCTCATGCTGTGCGTGTGGTCGGCCTCGGTCGGTATCCCGTGCGTGTGCTGCAGCGAGATGACGTCCGACAGGAGGTGCGCGCCGCCGCCGGGCGATCCGCCGGTCGCCCCCGACACGATGCGCAGCGCCTTCCCGTGCTGCGTGGTGTCCTTGGTCCACCCGGCCGGCGGGCTCGACATGTAGAAGAGGGCCTTCGTCCCGGTCGGCGTCGTGTGGAACTGGATGTAGGCGTCGTTCGCGGCCAGCTTGTTGAGGCGCTGCTTCGACACGAGCTTCTTCCAGGCGAAGACCGCGGTCATGTCCGTGTACACCGAGCTTGCGCCGGCCACGTCCTTCGAGCACTGGATGACGTCGACGTAGGCCATGGTGAAGTCGGCCAGCGCGGAGACAAGCGCGTGGGTGTGGCCACCTGACGCGCCGGTGCTGCCCGACCCTGAGCTCGTCGTGCGCGTCCTTATGCACGAACGGCTTGCCGCGCTCCCCGCGTCGTCGCTCTCGGCCATGTTCCCTGGAATGATGCCGCTGTCTTGTATGTACCCGGTCGCCGCCGTGTGCGGGTTGGCCGTGGCCAAGGAGGCGCTGGACTGGTTCAGGAGGTGTTGATGGCTCGGCACGGTGTGGGTGTGGTCGCCGACCACCGCCAGGTTGTTCGCGTGCGCGATGGTCACGCCCGAGGACATGAGCTGCGTCCCGCCCAGTCCCCCGCCGACGCCGCTGACCACGCGCAGCATGCGGTCGTTGGTCGTCAGGATCCTCGTCCACCCGATTGGCGCGGCCTGCTGCCCGAATATCATGACGGTCCCGGAAGGCATGAGGTTGCCCAGGTTGTATGCGTCGTTGTCCGCGTACTGGTCGAACGGGTCGAAGTCGATGTCCGCGCCGGTGGTCCAGAACGCGGTGAGGTCCGTGTATGTTCCTCCTGGCGCGTTCTTGGTTCCGATGATGACGTCCGCGTACGCGAACACGAAATTGGTAAGGGAAGAGTCCGTGACCCCGCTGTGGTCGTGGTTCGGCTCGGTGCCTAGCGTCAACGCCCCAGGAGTTGTTAAGACCGCGTCTAAAATGCTTATCGAGGTGGAGCCGCCGAAGGAGTTGTACCTGTAGATGAACCCGCCGAGGTCGGCGTAGTTGATGCCGAAGGGCGCCGAGGACGATGCGACTCCGAACCGGTGCGTGTGGTTGGCGTAGGCGTGGGTGTGACCGCCGGCGGCCGATATGCTGTGGGTGTGCGCGAGGGTGATGGTCGCCGACAGAGCCTGTCCGCTGACGGCCACGCCTCCCCCGGTCGAGCCGACGACGCGCAGGCCCTTGTCGTTCTGGCTGGCGTCGAGCGTCCAGCCCGTCGGCACGGTAGCCTGGTAGAAGAGCGTCTTCGTGTTCTGCGCCCAGCCGTCGGTCTTGAGCTGCGCGTCGTTCTCCGCGAGCGCGTCTAGCTTGGAGCGGAACAACGGCTCCCTGTACCGGAAGGCCCCGACGAGGTTAAGGTATCCCATCAGAACACCGAGTACTGCGGCGGATGTGGCCCGCCGACTTTGGAGAAGTATGCGAATTGCTTGTCGGTGGTGGTGGCCGTGTCGTAGTCGTCGGTCTGCGGGCTGATGCCATCACCCTCGTCCTCCTCGGAGCCGATCGCGCCGAAGAGCGTGTTGGTCGTGGAGTCCTGCCGCAGCCGCATCTGGATGGACGCCGGCGTGCCGTCAAATTGTTTAACTATTCTGGTCACCTCGCCGATGATCCCGGAGAGGCCTGACTTCGAGTCCTCCACGATGGCCCGGTCGCCTATCTCCGTGAGGAGCGCGTCCATGCGCGTGGTGAACTCGATGTTGAGCGGCGGGTCCTTGTACCTGGAGATCAGCTTGGAGGCGAAATCCTGTATGTGGTTGCCGCCCGTCGAGTACCACGGGATGGTGAACGCCTGCGAGAGCTGCCCGCGGTCGGCCACCGACGTGTCGTCCTGGTTGACGAAGTGCCCGTCGAGCGTGAGCTCCTCGCTCAGCCACGGCCACGTGTCCGACCCCTTGTAGTCGACGGAGACGTGGTTGATGACCTCGTCGATGCCCCTGCTGTACGAGAGCTGCATGATCTGGGCCGTGTCCGAGAACGTCCGGAAGTTCGGGGTGAACGACGGGACGTACGTGGTCATCTTGATGCGGCCGTCGTTGCCCGTGTAGATGGACCCCAGGAACATCACGATGAGACTCTGGAGATATTGAACTGCGTCCGAGTCGTAGGGTATGTAGCCCTTCAGGTTGAAGACCCCGATGGAGTCGATGATCGAGATGACGGTGGCGAAGGCCTCGTAGTCCAGGTCCTCGTTGGCGTCCGACTGCGTGTGGTCCAGGTTGAACACGGAGTCCGCGAACGCCTCTTGCGTGTCGGAGTCCCAGTCGTACCCTGTAAGGATCGACCATATGATCTTGCCCGCGTTCACGCCGTCCCACTCCGGGCTCTGCGTCAGGAGGAATATGAACTTGTCCCCGGCGGACCAGTTGGTCGCGCCACCGCGGATCGTGAAGCGTATCCCCTTGGCCGCGGAGATGAACTCCGTGCCGCTAGTGGCTGGCCCGATAGACCCTGATATAGAACCAGAGACCGAGAACTGGGCCACGCCGTCGGCGCCAGGAGTTGTACATGTCACGGTCCAGGTCTCGTTGACGGTGATGAAGGGCAGCTTGGCCACGCCGGACACCACGCCGTCCCCGACGTTGCCGGAGTCGGGCACCGGTATCTCGGAGTCGGGCCGCGCGTGCAGCTTCTGGTCCATGATCTTCCAGAGAAGGTCCCTGCACCGGAGCGTCACGCGCGAGGACACGGGGTCCGTCTTCAGCTGGTCGATGAAGAGGACGCCCTGCATCTCGTACTCGAGCGTGCCGTCCGGCAGTAGGAACCCCTGGCTGATCCTGATCTTGGCCCCGTGGTAGTCTACCCCGTAGAGCAGGGAGCCGGGCACGTACTCCGAGAACAGGTTGGTCTCGTTGGACATCGTGATGTCGAACTGGCCGGCCTGTATCTCGTCGGGCGCGCGCTCGCGCACCTGCTCGAAGTTTGCCCCTCCCAGGTAGTTGGCGGTGACGTCCGTGACGTTCGCGTCCTTGTCGATGAACTCGACCTTGGTGCGAGGTGTCACGCCCCGCTGTTTGTCCATCTCCGCTGTGAAGGCGACTGATGCCATTATTTTATCTCGAGTTCAATCTTCTCGGCCGATGCTAGAAGATCCAGTATCTGCCCCTGGAACCAAGACGGCAGGCCAGCAGGGTTCTTCTCAAAGTGCTTTTCCAGAAAATTAAGGTCGTCATTTTCGAGAGCCAACGTGTCCGTGTCCTTTGCCCTGATCTTCATAAGGATGCGCCGTACACGGCGAGAGTCGTCCGCTGTGTCCATCTTTGTGTTGCCGATGCCAAGCAACAACGACCTACGTGTTGGCATCTTCTCATTTACTTCTTCTTCAGACAACGTCAACAGTCTCTCGTTCAATCCTGCTATTTTTTTCATGTGCGTTCCTCTTTCGCCTATTAATAAGGCTGCTGGGATTTAATTTCTTTACAAAACTGGGTTAAAGCCTATGCCAAGAGCGTTATCAACCCACCCTTGTAGTTCTATAATCATTGGATTCGAGGCTCCTGAGCCGACGCTGACGCCGGCGGAAAGCGATGTGAATATACTTACTCCAATTCGGCCTGATGTACCATTCTGATGACGGTATAAAGTTCGAGTGCCCGTCGCGAAGAATGTGATCTCCGTTGTCCCTGTATCCCGACCAAAAAATGCGTCGCCCATGAGGATGTTATTCGGGACTTGTGCCGTTCCCGTCCCCGCAGCATAGACCCATCCAAGCGAGGTTGTACCCGCAGACGTTGCGAGGATTAGACCGCAATGCGCTCCGCCGAAGTTGGCGTCAGCGTTCGTGTTGCGAAACATCACTCTGTTGCCGTGCTGAACAAAGTCAAGAATGTCTCCCGTCGATCCGGCCCCGTCGCCGTTGCGGATCATGCCGAGGTACACCCAGCCATTCGTACCGTAGCGGCTGTTGAGGGTGGAGAAGTTCGCCTGGAGCGGGAGCGTCGTGTCCCCAGCCAGGACGAAGTTGACCGCGTTGATGACAGACTTCACGGCGTATATGGCGTACCAGGTGTTCGTTGCCTCTGAAATGCCGGAGCGAACGCCGGAGTCTTCTGTGCCGGAGGTGAACTCTGCGGCGGCGGTAATAAGGAAGCGGCGGTATTTGTTCGTGCTGGCCGTGTCCTCTGTCACGTCTCTGAACTCGCCGTCAGGGAACACGATGCGCGTTTGATTCGATATGCCCGTGTTGTTCTCTACGTCAACTGCGGTGACACTGATGAATTGAAGAACGGGGCGTCTGTACCCGAATATGTTAGCCAAGTAGCCCAGCTGGGTCGGCGTGATCGCCGAGCTTGCCAGCTGCTTGCTGCCGTCCAGGTATGGGACCGTTGAGGCTGTCAGGGCGCTGATGATGGGCGCCGAGCTCAGCGTCTTAACGCCGCCGATAGTTTGTGCCCCCGCCGTCATCACGAAGTCCGCCACACCGCCCGCGTCAGGGACGGTGTACGTGCGCCCAGCGGCCAGTGCGGCCACCGCGATCGTCACGACGTCAGTGCTGCCCGCCTCCTGCAGAAGCAGCGCGCTAGACGCGAATGTCTTGGCGCCCGTCACGATCTGCGCTCCGCCCGTCATAACGAACTCCGCGGCGCCACCCGCGTCCGGCACCGTGTAGGTGCGGCCTGACCCGAGGGAGGCCACCGCGATGGTGACCACGTCGGAGCCGGCGGCTTCCTGGAGCAATAAAGTGCTTGATGTGAAAGTCTTCGCGCCCGTGATCGTCTGCGCGCCCCCGATGGCCGCGAAAGTCATGTCCCCTGAAAGGTCTGGGATTGTCCAAGTCCTTGAGGCGCTTGCCGGGGTCGGGGCGGTGACCGTCACCGTGCGCGTAGTCCCCAAGACCAGCTGGTTCGAGGTGGCGGCGATGGTCAACGTCTTGCCAGAAGGTATAACTGGGCTTGACCCTATGCCGAACCTGTCGGACAGGTATGTCTCGACGGCGACGAACTCCAACGTGAGAATGTTGTGGTAGTCAGCGTTCCAGCGCTGCTCTAGGGCGTTCACGCCGTCGGCCGTGTGCGCGGACGCGGAGGTCCCGTCGGCGCCGCGCGTGACACCGGTCAGGTCGTTGGTGCTCTTTCCCGTGTAGTGGATCGTCTCGGGCGAGTCCGCGTTATCGTTAAAGGTCAGGTAGCCTGACGTCGGCAGCGGGGAGGCGTCGTCCACCGTGATGGTGGTGTCGCCGATCCCGGCGTTCACGTCCAGCAACACCTTCGTGTTGTTGATCGCCGTCAAAAGCTGAAGCTGCGTGGCTACTGCTCCTGGGAATATGGCTGCCATGGTCTTATACCTCCGTGAAGTTCAAAGTGCCGCGCAGCAGGTCCGGCCGTCCGGCGGCGATCATTGTGAAAGCTGGGTCCTGTACAAATTCTACTTTCCAGATGTGCGGCGTTGGTTCCCCGCGCTTGCTTATTATGTAGTTGGCGAGGAAGAACGTCCGCTTCGTGTTGTTGAAGCGCTCGAACTCGTCGAGCTGCGGGTGGTTGAGGTACTGCGCGCCGCCGAACATGAGGGTGACGTCGTCCTTCACCGTCAGGAACTCGGAGAGCAGCGTGCCCACGCGGTTGCGCCCCTGGAACCTGAATATGTTCTTGGACACCGTCGTGGACATTGGGAACATCTCGAACCAGTAGATGTCTGTCACGTCGTTCTCGTCGAACATGACCCACTGGTGCTGTGGCACCTCGATCTCGCCCGCCGCGCCGGTGTCCAGCCAGTAGTGCCCGACGTCGGACCACGGCGCGAGCCAGTCCGCCCCCGAGCTGACCGAGGGCCGCCACCGCCAGTACCGCTTCATGTCGTCCGTCTGCGCGTCCGTGAACTGGTAGTCCGACTCGGACACGGGCACGTCTACGAAGCAGGAGCGGAAATCGGGGAACAGGCTGACCTGCACCTGGTAGAAGTTGGCGCCGTCTATGGTGCCCCAGTTCAAGTCTATCATTCGTTGGTTGTACAGGACCTTCATGTCCCCGGCGATCGTGAGGAGGTTGGCCGGCCCGTTCCAGGGCTGGCTGTTCCACATTCCGCCGTTCATCAGATAGGTCATGAGACGCCCCTCCTTCTATTGAAAGGCCCGGTCGGGTTGTACGAGGTGACACGCCTGATCTCGGGCAAAAGCTTCTCGCGCATGAGGCGCTGCCACGTGCTCTCGTCCGCGTCTAGGAACATGCCGGAGATGTTGATGGTGATCCCTCCGCGCCCGCCGGCTTCCTTATTGGACATGTTGCCGCCCATGGGCACGACCTCTTCCGGCCCCGCCTCGCCGACCATGTGGCTGCGCCCGCTGCGCAGGCCGGTCAGCACCGAGGGCTCGTTAATCATTCCGCCCGTGGCCATGCCCGACCCGCCCCAGTCCGTGGCGTTGGCCGACGCGGTCATGGCCGCCGCGGCCGCCTGCCCGTACGCCCCGCCGAACTGCCTGGCGGCTTCCCGCATGATAAGGAAGGCGATGAGCTTGGCGATCATGGCGACGATGTAGGAGATGATCTGCTTGGCCATGTCCCTGAACACGGCCTTCATCGAGTCGCTCAGGCTCTTACCGTCGACGATCATGTCGGCGAAGGCGTCCCCCACCCCGGTGAAGAACGAGTGCGCAAGCTCCGCGGCCTTCAGCCACATGTCCGCCTCTGTCGTTATGAACTCGTCGGCGAAGGCCTTCTGCGCCTTCTTGAGCGCTTCAGCGTGCTCGCCGCGCGCCTTGATCTCATCCTTCATGGCGTCCTTGACGAACAGGCTGGACTGCTCGGTCACGGCCTTCAGCACGGTCGCGGTGTTTCTATATTCAGTCTGTTTCTGCTTCTCGCCCGTGACCGCGGTCGTCGTCGCCTGCATCGACATCAGCTTGGCCGCCTGCAGCTTGACGATCTGGTCCTGCAGCCACAGGTTCGACGTCGCGATGTTGTTGGCCATCACCTGGTACGCGGCCCCGACGATCGGGAGCTGTGCGGCCAGCTCGTAGAGCTTCTGCACAATGGTGAGGAACGTGACCGCGATGGTCCCGAGGGCCGTGATGAAGTAGGTCTGCAAGAAGGCTCCGAACGAGGTGAACCCGTCCGACACGGACTTAATTGTCTGGAGAGATGAAGTTAAATTGTTAAGGAGCTGCGTCAACCAGTGTATGACTCCGGCCCCGGGCCCCGCGAGGAACGACCCAACTGTCTCCTGCAGCTCGCTGAACGCCACCCCCAGGAGTTTCATTTGTCCAGTGAAGGTCTGCGCCTGCGCCTCCGCGGATCCGCCGAACCTTCCCTCCACCTGCCCGAGGACGGCCTCGAACTTCTTGGAGGAGTCTATGTTCTTGTCGATGATGATGCCGTAGCGGCTCAGCGCGCCGGTCTCGCCGACGAACGCCTTGCCCACGAGCTGCGCTGCCTGCGTCAAATCTATGCCCAGCGACGCCGACAGGTCGATGGCCGCCTTGGTGGCGCGGTCCATCTGCTCGCCCTGCAGGCCAAAGGAGGTCATCAGGGCCTGCGCCGAGATGATCGCCTCGTCGGCGTACCCCGTCGTGGACTGCAGCGCTGTGGCCAACCCGGTGAGGTGGTTGACCACCTTGTCAGAGGCGATGCCCTGGTTCTCTAGTGACTTTACAAGCTTGGAAACTGCCAGCTCCTGCTCCGCGTACGCCATCAGAGACTGCTTGAAGAAGTTGGCCACCTCAGCGAACGAGAAGGCCGCGGCGAGTGTGCCCGCGAAGGCCTTAGCCGTCTTGCCGAACTCGCTGACCTGCGTCTGTGTGCCCTGCATGGCCTTCTTGAAGTCGGCCGCGTCGAGCGTCAGTTTAACTTCTAGTTCTCCTGCGGATGTCGCCACGTGTCTTCACCTTACCTTTCCTGACCGGCACCCGAACGGTTGCCAACTGCTCGGCTATCGGCTTCGGCGCTTGCTTCCTCATCATCCCCGCCACAACGAAGTCGGTCGGCGGGTACTCCTTCATCCGGTACAGCAGGCCCGACAGCATGGGCCACGTGATCTTGTCTACTTCCCTCGGGGTCCAGCCGTACGCTAGGCCGAAGGTGTGGTAGAGGAAGTACTCTCCAGTGGGGTCGCTGGGGTCGGGCTTGGCGTCTTTGCTTCCGGCGTCGGACCCCTCTTCGCTAAAAAATCCTTCACCCCGTTCACCGCGATCGCCGCCTCGACGATCTCCTTCATGATGGGCACGGTCAGGTTGTCGTCAACCCACGCGGTGTCCAGCCATGGGTGCTTCGACTTGCTGAACAGGAGCGGGACGAACTCGTCCACGTAGGTCCCGAACAGGTCAGCGATCTTCAGGACGTTGTCGCCCGACGCGCTCTCCGCCGCCCTCGATATAATCTTTATGATCTTCTTCAGGTTGCCGTAGCTGACGGGCTCCACCACCAGATCCTTGCCGCCTACGGTGAACGTCTTTGTGTCGCCTGGCTTTAGCACTTCGCTCATAGCACTGCCTCCCTCTCTGGGGCGGGTTCTGCCCGCCGCAGGACTTTATCAAATCCGTTGTTCTCAAACTTGTGCACGTAGGTCGTGTGGTTCTTGACGACCTTGTGCCCCTTCTCCTGCGCGCGCCTCGCGAAGTCCTTGGCGAAGTCGCCCTGCCACCGCGACTCGTCGAACCCGCCCACGTCCTCGAACACCTCGCGCTTGAACACGAAGCAGGATGATAGCAGCTGCGGGTCGTCCTTGCGGGTCTCAGGAGAAATGATTCCGGCGTCCAGCGTCCTCATCGTCTCCGTCAGCTGCGACAGCCAGTAGGGCTCCAGCACCACCGTCGGCGTCAGGCACACCCCGTACCGCACCGTCGAGTACGAGAACATGAAGCGCAGCGCCAGGTTCCACTCCGCCGCGACGTTGTGCTCCTGCTGGTACTGCAGCAGGTTGACCTGGTGGTTGCGCCGGACCGACTCGAGGTACTGCACGGTCTTGAACCCGCTCATGTTGTCCACCACGGTCAGTACGAAGGGCACGTCCGAAAAGGCCAGCACCGAGTGGTACGTGAACTTGAAGAAGCGCAGGTCGTCCTTGATCGGCAGGGCGATGGCCACCGAGCCGTCAGGAGGATTGGATCTAAAGGGCTTAACGTATGGCGGCCACTCTTTCACTTTGACCTCGGGTCTTTGAGAATCGTGCCCAGGTAAGGCAGCACGTGTCGTCCGGCCTGGATCGTCGACTTGCAGAACGTCTCCAGGCACTGGCTCACGGACATGCTCGGCATGTCGGCCTGCAGCCGGCCGTTCTCGGAGCAGTTGATGGCCTCTATTTTGTAGTGCTTGATGAACCTGAGCAGTGTCTCGTGGTAGAAGTCCAGCTCTGGGTCCACCTGAAAATCCTTGCCCTTCCAGGAGACTTTATAGGACCTCTTGACGCGGTCGTCGTTGTCGTAGAGGACCTTGACCTCGGTGCGCACCCACTTCTTGCCGCTCGCCATCTCCTCTGCGTCGACCAGCTTGTAGTCCCGCGCGCGGTACAGCCAGCCCTTCTCGCTGCGCTTCTCGGCCGACCCGAAGCAGAGGTCCATCCCGACGAGCATCGTCTGCGTGCACCCCAGCAGCTTCGCCAGGAACACGGCCATGTTGCCCACTGTGCCGCACGACGGTATCTGCCCGATGTGCGGGTAGACGGCCGGCAGGATGGTCTTGGAGAACTCGTCGGAGGTGTGGAAGTGGTTGTAGAAGGCGATGGGCCCGCGCCACGACTTGATCGCTTCCGGGCTGGAGCATGTGTTAAAGAGCATCGTCGTGTCGTGGGGCGGCGCGCTCTCCCACAGGAGCTGCTGCTCGGGCTTGCAGTCGAACGTGATGACCACGTCCGGCGTGATCCCGTTGGCGACTAGCGCCCTGTACGACGCGTCGACCGCGATGACGACGGCGCGGTCCTTGGCGTCCTTCAGCGCCTCGACGTCCTGGTCCAGGCTGGCGCCCGCGCCGACCACGAAGGCCGGCAGCCCCGTGCACGCGCCCGCGAGGAACCTAACGCCAGCCGACTTCGAGACTAAATGGTAGTTCTGGTGAGAATGCTTCGCCCAGTGGGTCAGCCACTTTTCGGAGCCGATCTGCGAGAGATTCCTCCTCGGCTGCTCCGGCGTCGCTATTCTGGCGCCGTACTTGACGGTTACCCCTAGGCCCTTTACCTGCTCTTCGAATGACGATTGGCTCATGGCTCTTCGTCCCCCTTCTTCTATCCCGTTCATCGGGTTCTGAGTTCCTACTTCCCATTGAATTAGCTGATCGCGTCTTCCTGCACGAACTCAAGCATGTTCGCGCCTTCGGGCCTGGTCGTGTCGACGAGCGCCTTGAACATCACGTTGTGCACCGTGAAGTCGCCGGATTCCCTGTCGTTGAACGCCATCTCGAAGTCGGTCGTGGTCATCGCCTTGAAGAAGGTGATCTGCCACGCCTTGCCCGAGCTGTCGCGGATGACGTAGTCCATGCGGAACGTCGGCGGTGGCTTCGTCTCGCCGCCCATCGCAAGGCTGTACGCGCCCGCGTCGGAGAAGTCGTACTCAACCGCGACGTACATTCCGCCGGACGCGAGCGCGCCGCCGGACAGCACTTCGAAGTTGGTGCTGCCAGATACCTTGTAGTCCGTCCCGGAGATGTATGAGGTCTTCCGGTCCAGGCTGCTCACCTTGATGAGGGATGCCGCCGTGTCCAGGGGTGTTTCGCCCAGGACCGTCCCGGCTCCGCCCGCCGCGGTCAGGAGAATGACCTCCCGCTTCCTTATGATCTTCGCTGTCGCGATGTCGACGGCCTGCACGACGCCCAAGGCAATGCGCAGCTGCTGTACCTTAAGGTCGCACACTTCCGCCTCGATCGTCGCTTCCTCGCTTGTGACCTCGCCTTTTTGGTCGGCGACGTTGTTGCCTGCCCGCTGATAGGCGTATTCGCGTGCCACCTTGAGGGTTACCGAGCCCTTGAGGTTGCCGACGAACACGTCGTCCACGTACAGGTCCCCGACCCCGAGGATCATCCTCTTGGATTCGGCGTACGCGTTTTGGTTGTTTCCAGACATGTTTTAATCCTCCCTAGATTGGAGCCTGCGCCTTTGGAACGACAAAGAACCTGAAGCGCAGGTCCTTCTTCTGTACTTCGAGCGACTCGTCAAACCCGTCAGGCCCCTCGAAATCGAACACCGACGAGACACTACCCACCTCTTGAGCTCCGCCCGATATGAGGGACAGATCGTGCTGCCACCTGTCGAACAGGCGGACCAGCCGCCGAGCTATCTCCGCGTGGTTGGACGCGAAGATGCTGAACTGCACGAAAACTTCCCTGGTCAGCGCCGGCACCTGCCCGGCGACCGACGAGACGATGCTGAACATGACGCCGGGGCTCGGCGGGACCGACACCTGGTATGCGTGGAGGATGCGGGCGGGGTCCCCGGTCATGGGGACGACCTCACCCAGGAGGTTTCTAATCCCTCCTGTGACCGTGTCGTTCTTCATCCTTTGGAACACGAGCGTCTCTACTTCCTTCACTTTGCCCTCGCCCTTTTTCCGGCGGCCGCCATGGCCTTCTCGAACGTCCGCATGTTGCCTATCAAAGCTGGTAGAAGGTGCGGCTGGGCCTTCTGAAATTTGGTGCCGAGCTCCACGTAGCTCGCGTACTCCGCGTTGGACTCTATGATCGCCGAGATGTTGTCGTCCTCGACGATGATGTCGCCCGCCTGTATGTTCCTCTTCAGGTTGCCCGTGTCCTCGGGCGCGAGCGCGACGGCGTCGTTCACGACCTTCGCCTGCACGACCTCGCAGCCGGCGACGATCTCGGCCACCATGCTCTTGGTATAGGTGGACAGGTTGTGCACCACCTGCTCGACTCCCCTGATCTCCATTAGACTCTCCTGACCTGCTTCAGCTCGGCCATCCTGTGGCTCTCCAGCACGTGCGCCGCGATGACGTCGTACACGTAGTTCGTGCCAGGAGGATCAATTCTATCCTTGGGCTCCAGTGAAGATCCGCTCCACTTCTGGAACGCGAGGTGCGTCGTCTCAGCGTTCAGCCCCTGGTCTCGCACGTCCGAGTTGCCCGCGATGGGCTGGATCCAGATGATGGGGTCCGTCCCCCCGCTCGGCGTGATGTTCACGAACGTCCCCGTCTTGCGGCCCGACGTGTCCGTCGTCGGCGTGAACCTGGTCACGTCGCACGACACCCCCCAGTCCTCTATGACGGACTTCGCCTGCGCGCGCATGGCTGCGAGGGGAGGTGGCATGGCCTATTGGTCCTCGTCCGTGTACTCTGTGACGTCGTGTCCCAGCGGGCCCACGCCGTTCTGCGCCACCGTGATGACCTCGGACGGTATCGCCCGGAGCTGCTCGATCAAGGCGTCCTGCTGCTTGTAGAGGAACTCGAGGTACTCGGTCTGGTTGAACTTGACCTGGCCCACCGACCAGTTGGGCGCGGGGTTGGCCAGCGCCGTCGTGATCGCGGCCTGTATCGCGGTGAGCTGCGCCTCTAGTACTGCCTGGGTCAGCGGCATGTTATTGGACCTTCTTGAGTTCCATGAACACCGTGTAGCCCGGCCGCACGGTCGCCGTGCTCGTGACTACTTGAGAGGTGAACAAGACGTCGCCCGTGCCCCCTGAGGAGCCCGGGTCCATGATCGGCCCCATGTCCTCGGTCATCTCTCCGTCGCCGGAGAGGATGGCCACGCGGTCGTCCGTGGTGTGGTCGAACAGGACGTGCACGTTCATCCCCACTACGGACCACTTCATCTTCGTGATGCGCACCTTGGTCGGCGTCCCGTTCAGCGTCGAGATGTCCACCTTCTGCACGGCCGTCTCGCCCGTCGAGTCCGACGCGTCGCTGAAGATGAACTTGTACGGCCCGTTAGCCGACGGCGTGGACGTTGCCACAGTGTCGACGGCGCTTGATACCCCGGCTATGCCGGCCAGGAGCAGTAAAGAAATCAGTAGTTTTTTCATCGTGTCTCCCTTAGACGAAGTTGGCCGAGGGGGCCCGCCACGAGCACCCCCTCGACGCTCCGCTTTATAGTTACTGCCCGCCAACCTTTACCCAAGCTCCAGGACCAGTGCCCGTCGACACGTACATAACGTAGGTCGAGTCGAACGCGATGAGGCCCGCCGCGGACGGTGTGCCCGCAGGGATCGCCGCCGTCTTGCTCGAGATGCTTATCGAGTAAGGCGTAGATGCCGAGGTCGTGATGACCCCCGTCACCGTCTGGTTTCCAGTTACCGTCTGGTTCCCGGTCACCGCCGACGTCGCCGTCGTCAGTGTTCCGGTCACCGTCACGTTCGTGAACTTTGTGGATGCGGCGTGCGCCGACCCACCCAGAACGAACGCGGCAAGGAGGGCGAGCAATGATACCTTCATGGTTTTACCCATTTGCTTCCTCCTTGTTTAGGCCTGGTTCTCGTACACGAACTTCGTGTCAGCCGCACCCGCGCCGCCGTAGAAGCTGCACTTGTGCTGCTGGATGACGTCCGCTTTGAAGCCTTCTTCTGTGTCCTCGCCGACGCGCATGAACACTTCGACGGGCCAGACTTCTTCCCAGCGGAACTGGCGTTTGAACGCCCCGTACCACCAGCTGGTCTCGTTCGCGGTCCAGTAGGGATTGACCACGATGTCGAAGACGCCGCGCGCGAGGTTGACGTCGAGGTTTGCTGTCCCCAAATCGCCGTACTCGTTCTTCTGGAGCTTCTCCGCCGTGCTGACTAGCGCGGGAGGGACGATCATAGTCGGTCGATCCCCGAAGACCCAGATGGGCTTGTTGCGTTCGTCCTTCTTGCCGAACAACGCCTTACGCACTGCTTCCCATCCCGCGGTGCCCAGCGGGTTGGTGGTCAGGAGGTTTGAATTGCCTGACGCGTACAAGTCCGCGCCGGACAGGGAGTTGCCACCGTTGTCGCAGAGGGCGGCGAACATGAGCTCCTGGCGGTAGCGAGCTCCTTCTTCGCCGATCTGCTTGGCGCGTTCCACAAGCTCGCCCGTCTGGTCAAAGAAGATGTCTTCCTTGGTCAGCGACAAGATTCCGCCGTACTTGTAGTTCTTGATGGTCTGCAGCTTCTCGTCTGGCGGCTGGAGCTCAGGATAGTCCTGACGTTCCTGCACCCGTTCGACGGTCCCGAGGGCGGTCCATCCGACGACGCGGCTGGTCTTCAGCTTCGAAGGCACGGTGCGCATCAGTTTGTCCGCTTCCTTGGGGAACGCCTCGTAGGCGTCGATCATGACTTTCGAGATGATCTGCCCGGAGATGTTCGGGAACGCGCTGGAGGTCAGGTTCTCCTCCAGGTCCTGCGATACGACTAGGCTTTCCCACAGGTGCCGGAACGACACCTTGGTTGCGTCAAGCTTTCCTTCGGTCAGCAGCTTGCTGATCTCTTTCCCGATTTCTCGGTGCGCCACGCGAAGCTCGCGCGGGGTGCCAGCAGGGGCGAACTTTTTCTCGTACGCCTCCACCAATTGGATGATGTTTCTCATGGTAGTTTATTCTCCCCCTTATGATGCGTCGCCGACGAGCCGGATAGCTCCGGTCTGCGCTGGGAGCAAGAACACCACTTCGACTGCCGTGATGCTTGTCCCTTCTTTGACGGCCATCGCGATCGCGTCCGTCGCACTCTTCGTCAGAGTGTTGTGCGGGCTGGTCGTGTTGGCCTGGAGCAAGTCGCCGATGGCGACCGTTGTGGCTGCCTCAAGCGGATACTTGTACTGCACTTGGGCATTGCGGAGCGCGACCCCGATGCGGTCTGCGCTGTCCGTCGCTGCGTGCGCTTCCACCGCAACCCCGATGAACACCAGGTTGTCGGTCGTCGCGCCCATGCGCTCAACGTTCCCGCCCGAAAGCTTCAACATGTCGCCTACTTCGACGACACTGCCGGAAGCGATGGGCATGGAACAGATAAGCTCTTCCCCTCTGAGTCTGTAGCCGGTGAAGTCACTCATTTTCTATTCCTCCCTTAACTTTGCAGCGCTTCGGCGAGCTCTTCCGGTGAGGGAATTGCGCCTTCGCTGATTTGCTCTTCTCGTGCGGCGCCGTTACCACGAACCACGGGTTCCCCGGGGGTTAGCTTCGGCGTGTACTTCTCCAAGATTTCCTTCTGAGCCTTCACGATGGCCTCGGCACCTTCAGGAGATGTTAAATCCCCTTCGATGACGGGCTTGATCCGCTCAAGTACTTCCTTGGGAAGGCCAGACTCGGCCAGGATCAACATCTTCCTGGTCTTCGCCTGTAGCTTCGGTGCTTCCTGTCCTGCCTTGATCTGTTCTTCGAACTCTTTCAGAACGGCGGTTCGCTCGGTCGATTTGATCGCATCGACGAGAGCTGGCGCGCCCTCCTGGAGTTCGTCGACAGTCAAGGACTTCATCAACTCTTTCTTATCCATGTCGTCGTCTCCTCCTTGGTTTGATTCGTACAGCGTCTCGTTGACCGACGCTTCCATCACTAGATCAACCGAGAACGGTCCCTTGCCCGCGAATCCTTCGACGAGGAAGACCCCGTTCTCTTCGCGTCCATGACCTTTATCGCGGATGGACAGTCCCACGCCGGCCGGCTTCGACTCTGCGATCGGGATGACCGTGCTGCGCACATCTTCCTTGTTTATGAGGTGCAGGTCGGCGCGCAGGTAGCGGCCCTCCTCGATCCTCACATTCCGGTACGTCCCTCCGAAATCTCTCACCGAGCGGACTGTCTCGCCCGCCTTGGGGTGGTCAAGGTACATCTTGGCGCCCTCGTACCGGGTCACGGCCTCCTGCAGCACCTTCTTCCCGTACATGGTCTTGTTCTTCGAGACCTTGTCGCCGGTCAGGATGAGCACGCCCTCGATGATGCCCTTCTCCGCGTTTATCTTGGACCCGCTCATCGCCTCGGCGAGGTCGGTCTCCATGTCTATCTGACGGTTCTTCATGTACCCTCCTATGCGGCGACGGCTTTTCTGCCGCGGGACTCTCTTATGACCTTGTTCACCAAATTCATGTTCGCGTTCGGGTTGCCGCCGCAGTTGCACTCGGGCACGTAGCAGTACCAGTGAAGCGCGGAACAGGCCTTCTTCTGGCCCTGCTTGTTCTCGCCGTGGTGGTGCGGCAGCCCACCCCACACGTGGTGCGAGTGGTTGTGCTCCTTCTTATTACAAATGCACTGCGCGTTCTGTTCCATCTTATTCCTCTTCTCCAAGGTACTTGGGGTCGATCACGTAGGTGCCGTAGCACATGCAATGCGGGTGGAACGGCACGAGCTCTGCAAATTTGTCGGAGGACACGACCTGGCCGGCGTACGAGTTGCACAGGTCGTCCTCGTCGTGCTGCGGGGAGAGCGTTATCATCATCCCCTTGATCCAGGCCTTGTCCTTGCCGAACTGCGCGGTGGCCTTGGCGTACGTCCTGTTCATCTCAGTGCGGGCCAGGCGCATCGCGTTCCTGTAGGGGGAGCGGTAGAGCCCGCGCGCGGCCGACACGCCCAGGTCCGACGCCTTGCCAGGAGCGACGTACTTCTGGATCTTCCTGGCGATGACGGCGGGGTTGTCGCCGTTGCCTATGCCGTTCGCGATGATGCTCTTGAGGTCCTTCTCGGCCTGCGTGGTGAGGTCCCAGATCTTGTCAGAAGGTTTTAATCCCTCCATGTTGTTCTTGGTGATAGCCGTGTATATCTTGGCCGTCCTGTCCGCCGCCACGTTCGCCTTGTACTTGGCCTTCGCGCCCTTGGTCAGCCCCACGTTCAGGCTGTACGATAGCTTGGCCTCAAATAATAGTTTCTCAGCGAGCCATACGGCTTCCTGGTCAACGTTCTTCATGAGGCACTTAAATATGATCGGGCTCTTGTCCCTCCAGGCCTCGTGCGCCGGCTTCACCATCGCCGTGACGGCCTCGCCCGCGTGCTTGAAGCCCATGCGCGCGCTGTCCCTTATGAGGGCGTTGAACCAGACGCGCATCGACTGCCGCATGTAGACGGACTCGGTGTGGAGTACCTCGTAGAGCCTCTTGGCGTTGCTCGGCGAGTGCGCCTTGTCGTGCACGGCGCCCGTGACCTTCTCCGTGAACAGCCCGAGTATGCCGCGCAGCGCCTGCTCGCCCCGCATGATCCTCTGGAACAGGGCGACGCGCTCGATCCGCATGCGCCGCGCCATCACGTTGCGCCGGTACACGTCGGGGTTGACCTCGCCCTTGACGGCCAGCGTCTTTGCGGCCTCGAGCTGCCCCGAGTTGGCCAGCCGCACAATCTCTTTCCAGTTCGAGGAACGCACGCAGGAAGGGTAGTCCTGCACGACCCGCTTTAGGTTGTCTGTCCATCGGATGGTGCTTTCCAGGAGGTTCATCTATGCCTTTTCCGTCATGATCTTGGCGACCCACTCGTCCACGCGCTCGGTCAGCTTCTTCAGCTGGCCGCAGCTCAGGCCGCGCAGCCGCCCCATGATGCCTGCCTTGAGGTCGGCGTGCGTCTGCATGTACTTCTCCATGTCGTCAAGCGAACAGTTCGACAGGTCGGACATCAGAGCGTTTCTATGATGGCCGGCAGCTTCAGGACCAGCGCTTCCTTCTGCGCAAGCGTCAGCTCACGCATGCTGCTCATGATCGAGCTCTCCAAATCGTAGTGGCGTTGCTGCACTCTGCTCACCTGCGCCGACGTGGCTGTTGCCAGTTTGCTTTCCATTGTTCCTCCTAGAGTTTGCCCAGAATTAAAAGGATCAGGAGGATTAAGACCACGAGGCCGAGCCCTCCGCTCGGGTAGTATCCCCAGTTCTGCGCGTGCGGCCACGTGGGCAGCGCGCCCACCAGCATCAGTATAAGGATGACTAGGATAATTGTTCCGAGACTCATGGCTGCTCCTCATCTTCGCCTTCGGCGCCCTTCTTGGCGTTCATGATCCTGACCACCTCTCGGGGGTCCTTCGCGCGGAGCACCTTGTCGCGCTCTTCGGGCGACATCTTGTCGAGCATGTCCTGCATCTCGGCGTCCATCGCGAACTCGTTGTCCATGGAGGGCGTGCCCTTGAGCGGGTTGTCCTGCACGGCCGAGTCCTCCTCGATGTTCCGCGCCTTGCGCACCTCCTCGGCATAGTCGTATCCCAAGGCGGAGCAGGCTGTCGAGTCGGCCATCCAGCCGTTGCCGGTGGCGATCGCCAGTGCCTCCGCGTGCGCCTTCATGTCGCGGTGCACGATCTCGGGCCAGTCCATGTCGCAGCCGAAGAAGATCTCCGTGGGCGTCTCCATCTTGCCGTTGGGCATGAGCTCTTGTAGAGCGAGTTGCTTGGGCGACAGCTGCGGCGCTTCCTTCTTAATGGGGTCGTCTTGTCCCTCGGTGGGGCCGCCCTCGCCAGGAGGATTGTCCTTGTTCTCGTCCGGCTTGGGCGGCTGCTGGTTGGGGAAGGCTTCCTTAATGTCACGCACGGCCTTGAGCTTGTTGATGAACTCCTCGTCGTTGGGCGCGATCAGCAGGCCCGCGTCGACGGCGTTCTGTATGACCTTGCGGAATATCTGTGAGAACCAGAACTCGTAGAAGATCTGCCAGTACTGGATCGACTTGACGAAGGGGGACTCCGCGATGAGGGACGACGCGTAGTTCTGGTTGGACGCGTCCCCGAACACGTACTCGGGTATGTTCAGGCCGGCCGCCATGTTCGTCTTGATGTTACGGCCGTCCTCCTTCACGTCCGTCGCGTTGATGTTGGGGGCGAGCATCTCGTACTTGACGCCTGCGCCGGCGTTGAGGATGGTGCCGCCCCTGAAGTTCTTCTTCTGGTTTAGCCCGCCGGTGTTCCGTGCGTCTGGCGTGTTCGCCGCGATCGCAGCCACCTCGTCGGGGGTGCCCGTGATGGAGCGCACGAGCACGATGGCCGAGCGCATCTTGTTGAGGATGATCCTGTTCTCGATCCACTGCCGGTAGTGCGTGAACATGTCCATGACGGACAGGAGCTGGGTCTCGCCGCGCTTCTGGTCGCTGTCCACGTTCACCTTGATGTGGAGCATCTCGTCGGCGGGCACGTCGTAGTAGTCGTTGGTGTCGGCGCGCTTGCGCACCGTGTACTTGAGGACCTTCTCGACGTCCTCGGGGTCGGTGACGACGCCGTTGTTGATGGTCTTGGAGGCGTCTACGCCGGCCTCGGTCTCGCGGGCCCGCACCAGGAGAGGATCTAGGAAGCGGATGGTGGTCTTGCCGGTCTTCGCGCCCTCGCCGTTCTCGGTGAAGAAGCGGATGAATATCTCGCCGTCCCTCAGCGAGCGCCCGACGATCTCAAATTGTTTCAGCGCCATCCGGTTGCGGGGCGCGGTCCAGAACTCACGCCACACGTACCAGACCATCGGGTCGTCTGCCTTGGGGGTGAGGCTGAGCCCCTTCCCCATGATGTAGTTGACCATGGTCGTGAGCGCGCCCTTCGCGTTCGGGTCGAATCGCGAGAACTCGCGGGCCTTCTTCACCATGTCCATCTGCAGGGCCTGCGTGAACCCCTTCTCCTGCTCGTTCGTGCCGAACGTGCGGACCCAGTTGTCCTTGTCGGGCCGGTCGGTCACGACGTCCGACGCCTCCTGGATGATCTTCTCCTCGGCCTGCAGGCGCGTGAGCTCGGTCTTGTTCTCCGCCACCATGCGCCGGTACTTGCTCAAAATCAGGTCAATCACTGAAGCCTCCCAGGGACGCGCCCTCGCCGTTGATGTCTATGAAGGTGCCCACGACCTCCTCCTCCTGCTGGTCCACCACCCTGATCTGCGCGAACCAGTTGAGCGCCTGACTGAGCACGTCGACGCGGTCGTTGATCTCGTTGTCGTCGCCGCGGAACTTGGCGCACTCCTCGATGTAGTCCAGCGTCCACGGGCAGATGCTCGGGTCGGGGAGGTGCACGTTGCCGGCCTCTATATAGGGAGCGCACGCCTGCGCGCGGGCGACCTTGGAGCCCTTGGGCTCAACGGGTATCAGGCCGGGTATGACCTTGTGCAGGTGCGAGATGATCGCGGCGCCGTTCGCCTTGCGCTCCACGAGGTGGGCGCGGGCAGATGGCACTTGGCCCTTGAGGCCGAGCACGGCGGGCACGGTCTCGGCGAAGTCCATTCGTTCTCTCACCTCTATGGGGAATATGTAGAAGTCCGCGCCGCGCCTGCCGAACGCGTGGCCGCACACGAAGCTGCCCGACTTCGTCTCTTGGAAGTTCATGTCCCAGGAGGTTATGACTAAATTGAAACCAGAAGGCAATACCTTATAAAAGCCCTTGGTCCACCAGTGCCGCTTGATGATGTTGCCTATCTCGGTGGTGGGGTCCTGCTGTGCCTGCGCGACGAACGCCCTGCTGCCCATCGTCTTCTTCAAATCCGCCACTTCCTTCGGCCCTCTGCGCTCGGGGTTGAGTATGTCCCCCACCTCGCGCACTACCTCGCGGCCGCTCTTGGGGAACACGACTGTGGTCTTCCTCTCGGCTATCATGGGCAGCTTGAGGTGCACCCACCCGTCCTCGTTCTCCAGCACATGGCCCGATACGTCCTTGGCGTGCGTACGCTGCTCGACGATGATGCGCGACCCGGTCTTCGGGTTGTCGAGGCGCGTTGGCAGGACCGTCTGGTGCATGTCGATCGCGTGCTGGCGGTGCGCCTCGCTCTCAGCCTCTAGGGGGTTGACCATGTCGTCCTCTATCTCTATGTCGCAGCCCTTGCCGGTGATGGTGCCGCCGACCGAGGTGGCTATCATGTGGCCCCTCGCCGTGTTCTCGTACTCCTGCTTCTGGTTCTGGTCCTCGGCGAGCCGCACCGTGTCCCCCCAGTTCTTCTGGTACCACCTGGAGTTGATGATGTTGCGGCGCATGACGGCGTGCTTGATGGATAGGGATGCCGCGTAGGAGCAGGTGATGAACCTCAGGGCGGGGAACTGGGTCCATGCCCAGGAGGGAAATTGGACCGTGACGATGTTTGACTTGGCCTCTCTGGGCGGCAGGTTGATGAGCAGCTTCCTTATGTCGCCGCTGATGACGAGCTCGAGGTGCTCGCAGATGCAGTCGATGTGCCAGGACTCTATGAGGGAGTTGGAGGGCTCGATGATCGGCCAGGACTGGGTGACGAAGTCGCGGAGCTCTATGGGTTCGGCTGTCAAATTCTGGGCTAGGCGGGCGAAGAACTCTGCGGAGTTGAGGGGGAGCGCTGCCGGGTCCGGCAACAGGATGTCGTCAGTCGTCCTTGCTGTCATCTCGCGCATCCGGTAAGGCTCCTTTCACCGTGCCCTTGGCCTTGTCCATCAGCCGCTCCTGGATCGTTATGAAGTCCTGCGCCAGCTCCTGGAGCGACGACATCTTGTGCTTGCAGTGCGGGCAGGCCGCCGGCACTCGCTGCTTCACCGCCAGGGTGACGAGGGAGAGCAGCTCCATCAGCGCCTGGTCGCTCGACACGTCCACGTGCTGGGTCGGCCTGCCGTGCGCCCTGTCCGCCAGCTCCGTTATCGAGGCCACCCGGTCCCTGTACCTCGCGGGCACCTTGCGGAGCTTGCCACCCTCGCCCACGATGTAGTCCACCTTCTCGCCCCTGGCTCCATCGGCCAGGAGGTCGAACAGCTGGTACTTCTGCAGGGCCTGGTCGCAAGCCTGCTTGAACCAGTTCGGCGGGCGGCCAGCACCCTGGCGCGCACCCCCCGTACCACTCCTCGGGTCGTGGGACACGAACATGCCGGCGTGGCGTTTTGTCTTGGCCTTTTTGGTCGGCTTGGACATCTACGCTGGGCCTCGCTGAAATAAACGGTGATTCTCGCACACGTGTAAATGTAACGTGAAGAGCCCCAAGCACGCACGACATAAAAGCTCCAGTTTCAAGCAATTGGCCCAAGCAGGCTAAAAACGAGCTGATTTATCAGCCAATTTACTTCAAGCAACATTATTCAAGCAAGTCAAAAAACCGTTTACTTTCGTTGTAACCCGACGTATAATTAAGTATAAGGAAATCAAGCAGGACCAAAGGAGACCTCACATGGAAAACTTGAAATCGACTCAGAAGCTTGGACTTGACGACTGTAAAAGATGCCCAGATTGCCACTTGGTTCCGAACTTCGTGCCGCTCTTAGACTACGATAAGAAGGAAGCGGTTGAAGCGGTCTGCGAAGAGCATGGTCATCGCGCGATTGGCAAGGACGTCGTGCAAGCGATCGAGCACTGGAACATCTACGTGACGTTCACGGAAGCGTCGCGGAAGGCGGCCTAACATGACGCTCAAGCACGATCACCAGTCAGACGAAAATTGCTTCGATGGCTCGTGTGGTGTGAACCCCAACCACTACGAGTTCTCCAAGCCGGACCCCAAGGCACCGCGCATAAATAGGAAGGCGACCGACCGGATACAGCCCACCTGCACGGGGACGAACGAGAAGGGCGAGTTGACTTGGGAAGCACGAGCTATGGCTGTTTGGCAGGTGGCTATGTTCCCTGTTCGGTACGTCGGCGACTTCATGGCGTTCTGGATACGGCATTCGTTCTTCAGCAAAACCGGGTACGAGGGGGACGGGACGGAGCCGTCGATGGAATTAAGGAAGGGCAAATACGAGAGCACACAGCCCAAACGAAAGCACCATAAAGGAGACTAAAATGAAAACATTACTTCTACTCTTGGCGTTGTCTTCGGTAGCATCGGCCTCGGAGCTCGACCAGATGATGGCGTACACGAACAACGCGATCCTGGACGCGGCCACCACGGGCAACAGGAAAGTGTTCTTAACCTTTGGCAAGGCTGACCCCGACATGATCGAGCAGGTTGCCAACGACTTGCGCGATCGCGGCTACAAGCTGGACGAGCAGGCGTTCCTCATCAACCCCACCAAGATCCACGTCATGAAGAACTACTCGGCCGCGAAGCTGGCCAAGGCGGCGAGATAGCATGAACGAGCGCGATCGCATCATCGACACCATCAAGAAGTGCTTGGCATTGGGTGACAGGGACAAGAACCCGCACGAGGGCGAGGTCGAGAACGCCCTTCGCATGGCCAAGAACCTGATGGACAAGCACAACCTCTCCATGGCAGACGTGGCCGAAAAAGAGGGGGACAGCTTCGGTAACATTAAGGAAGAGTCGATGAAGGAACGGGCCGGGGCGCCTCGATGGGAGTACGAGCTTCCTTGGGTGTGCGACGCGCTGTTCAACACAAAACACTTTTCGCGGATCAACCCCTATAGAACCGAACGGCGCGCGGTCGTGTTCGTGGGCTACGAGACCGACGTCACGCTGGCCGTCGAGGTCTACAAACTTCTCAAGCTGGAGCTTATGCAGATGGGGCTGCGGTGGTCGAAGGCGAACCCGAGCCCGGAGATGACGCCCAAGCAGGCGCTTGTCAGGAGGTTTAAGTACGTGGAAGGGGTGGTCGACACTTTGAGGTACCGCGCGAACCGCATGTCGGACGAGATGTCGAAGGCAGACGCTGCCAAAGTGACCGCTTTGGTTGTGCGCAAGGACAAACAGGTTGCCGAGTTTGTCAAGGCGAAGTACGAGCTGACCTCGCGCCGCCAACGGTACACCGACAATAACGCGGATGCGCGCGAGGCCGGCGAGTCGGACGGTAGAAAGGTAAGTCTGGATTTCAAGAAGCACGTGAAGGACGACGACCGTGGGCCGAGGAACATGCTCAAGGCGTTCGAGCTCTAAGGGGGTCTTATGAAATACTTACTGGTGGCGCTCGTGTTACTATCGTCGCAGGTCGCGCACGCGTGGGACACGAGGGAGAACCCGGACCGCATGCCGTCGATCGGCTGGGGCATCCACGGCGGGCAGCAGCCGGGCCTGGCGTCGGACAACAAGGGGTACACGCAGTTCGGCATGGACTTCCGGTTCCCGGTCAGCAACATGCTCACGCTGACGGCGGACTACGCGCAGACGACGCTCTCGAGCGTGCCGGAAGGAATCAATACGGACTCTCGCCAGTTCGGCCTGAGCGTCAGGGTTTACCTGGCGGACTTCAAGTGACGCACGCACAGTTCTTCGAGGCGCTCACCCGTTTCGAGCAGAACTGGGAGCGCGAGATGAGGTCGGACATGCAGAACGACAAGGCGAGGTGGATATACCAGGGCGTGAAGATGACGGTGAACTTCGTGACCGGCGTGCTCATGAAGAACGGATCAGGAGGGCTAGATGACAAGTGAGGAGGCTGGGCGGTTCCTGGAGGAGCGGGGTTGGGTGGCGACGGGGTTCCTGGGGTTCGCTTACATAGTTGGCCCCCATGTTAACGGCGTCACGGAGGCGAGGGGGCAGGGCCGCACGATAGAGGCGGCCGTACAAAACGCGATAGACACGGAGAAGGGGATATGAAAAAGAAGATAGTCTTGAAGAAGAAGGTGGAGCAGGCGCCGCAGTGGGTCGGATCGGACAACGCGGGGAAGGGGCCCAACTACGAGTACGAGCAGATGAACGCGAAGCTCGAGAACGCGGACGCCTGGGTGGTGAAGTTCGCCTTCCAGACCATGTACGGGGAGGGCGTCGACACCACCCACAAGCCGGAGTGGATGCTGAGGCTCGCGCTGCTTTACGGCGCGACTCTAATAGGTTACAATAGGTGCGGGAAACGGATGACGGACACCGAGATGCGGAGGTACCAGATTTACCGAGGTCTTGACGTCGAGACTGCGGTGAAGGAGTCGGACATTCACAAGTACATGTCGTGCAATTTGAAATCAAAAGGAGGCAGCACAATGGCGAAGAAAAACGGTGGCAAGGCAGGCAAGGAAAAGCGCGTGACGACCGGGAGCGTACTCATCCCGCTCCTCAGCAGGGCGACGGCGCCCGACGACGGTGAGCTCATCACCGAGGTCCGCAAGGCCACGGGGAGCATCAAGTTCGACGAGAAGCAGCTGGCGTGGTACAAGACCCAGTTCCGCCAGGGCGAGCTGAAGGGGCAGGACGGCAAGAAGCGCGAGATCGTCCAGAAGGAAGTGAAGAAGGCCAAGGCTCCCAAACCCTCTAAGAAGGTTGTCTTGAAGAAGGCGAAGAAGGAAGCGGTCGCGGCCTAGGGGGATCGACCGTATCGGACGTTGGGCGGGACGCCCGGGGGTCGGAGTGGGCCCTCGGGCTTCGCCGTCTCAGGAGGATTGAATGATGCTCATCACGGGGCTCTTGGTAGTCATCATGGCCGAGCTGGCCTACATATGCGGGAGGTTGAAGTGACATGGAGCCTCTAGTCAAGCTGCAGTGGATACTCGGGCAGAGGAGCCTCTACTCGATCAACTTCAGGAACGCGGGCGTGGGCATGACGTTCTACGAGCCCGACGACCCGGACCAGGCGCCGCAGCCCGGCATCGACCAGGCGTGGAAGAAGGACCTGAAGACTTATAAGTACTACCCTGATTTGGTCAAGTGCATCGATGGAGAGTTCAAGCAACTCAAAGGAGCCAACATGCTAGGGATACCGATACCGACACTGGAAGAGGCGGCCGTGGGCGACAGGCAGGCGCTGGGCAGGTGGGTGAGGTTCTGCGTCGGGCCGGCGAACGAGGACGAGGCGATCAGGATGAATCTTATCTCTGCGCGCTTCAAGGAGCTGGGCGGGTGGGACGAGGCGCTGAGCAAAGAGATCGGCTGGGCAGAACCGAAATAGAGTGGGCGACGCCCACACCTACGACAAGAGGGGTATGTGCACGATCTGCGGGCACGTGAGGGAGGCGGACGATGGCGGTGCCGACGATACTGGTGGACACGAGGGAAAGAACCCCGTGGACCTTCCAAAAGTACAGGGTGAGGATAAAGCGCGTCGCTCTCGGCGAGGCGGACTACGCGGACAGGGGCCGGAACGTGATGATCGAGCGAAAGACGGTTAGCGACCTCTTCCACACGCTGACGCGCGGGGAGCAGAGGTTCAGGCGCGAGATGGACCGGATGATGAGGACCACGTTCACGCCCAGGCACAGGGTCTTCAGGTGCATCCTCGTCGAGGGGACCCCGCGCCAGATAGTGAGGGGGTGCTGGTCGTCGGGCGCGAACGGCGGCCGGGTGCTCGACCACCTGCTTAGGGTGTGCGTGGACTACGGGATCGCGCCCGTGTTCACGGACGGGCGGGCCGAGGCGGAGCGCGTCGCCTACGGGCTGCTCACCGGCGGCCGCGTATGAAGTGCAAGTACTGCAACGGGGCGATGGCGAGCCTCCAGCTGCTGGCGGGCGAGCTGCGCGGGAGGTCGTGGGTGGTGACGGGCGGGGTGGCGGTCCACGAGTGCAGGACGCCGGACTGCGTGTGGATCGGGGTGCTGGTGACGGACCAGTTCAACAAGCGCAGGCTCTTGGGGCAGGCGTAG